GTTTACCCGTAGTGGACGCTATAAAGAAAACGGGAGAAACCCATTTAATGGGAGGTATCATTCATGGAAGAAAACAAGCAACCGATGGCGGACCAGGCCGCTGAACAAAATCCTGGAGCGCAAGCGGACCAGGCCGCTGAACAAAATCCTGGAGCGGAACCCGATGGAAAGCAACAAGCGGGAGGAAAGCTATTCACCCAAGAAGATGTCAACCGAATTGCGGCTCGGGAAGCGAAAGAAGCCCAAGAAAAACTTTTGAAACAATTGGGCATTGAAGACTTTGAATCCGCGAAAGAAGGGCTTCAAAAATTCCGGGAATGGCAAGAGGCACAGAAAACCGAAGCCGAAAAACAGGCCGAACGACTAAAGAAATTGGAGGAGTCCAACCAAACATTGGCCAATGAAAACGAAACTTTAAAGGCACAACTGGCCGCATTGGAAGCTGGAGTAAATCCCGACAGTGTGGCGGATGTGGTGGTTTTGGCCAAAAACATGGTGTCGGATGATTTGGATATGAAAGGGGCTATCCAGAAAGTTCTGGAGAAGTACCCGCATTTTAAAGCCTCCGCGAAGGAGGAACAAAAACCGACTTTCACGACTGGTGAACACAAAAAACCCGCCGGAGTTGATCCTTTCATAGCGGGGTTAGGTCTAAACAAGTAAGGAGGAGATTCGACAATGGCGAATGCGATTAACTACGCGGAGCAATACCGGAGTGAATTGGATCAAGTCTTGAAACAAAACATGTTGACCAACGAATTGGAAACGCCCAATGTGGTGTGGATGGGGGCGAAAACTTTCCATGTCCCCACGCTGGGAGTGACGGGATACCAAGACCACAGCCGGAACGGGGGGTGGAATCGTGGGAATGTCACGGTTGAACATGAACCCTACACCCTCCAGTTTGATCGAGATGTTGAGTTCTTTATTGACCAAATGGACGTGGACGAAAGCAATCAAGCCGCCAGCGCGGCGAACATTACCCGGGTGTTTATTGAAGAACAAGCCGGGCCGGAAGTTGATGCCTATCGGTTTGGGAAAATGGCCCAACATGCTATTTCTCAGGGGCTTGTCACGGAAGAGGATGTCGATGCAACGAATGTTTACCAGCGTTTGAAAGCAGATATTTTGAAGGTAAGAAAATACGGGCCGTCCAATCTGATTGCCTACATTTCCAGTGAAGCCATGGACGCCCTGGAGCGCTCCAACGAGTTTCAGCGGGTCATTAACGTCCAGAATCAAGGCACGGCCATTGAGACCCGAGTAACCAGCCTGGACGGCGTCCGCCTGGTGGAGGTCTGGGATACGGAGCGGTTCAATACTCAGCACGACTTCACTGAAGGTTTCGTGCCTGAAGGCCAAGACATCAACTGGGTGATCGTTTACAAAGGTGCGGTTGTGGCCGTCACCAAAATCAATTCGATTTATCTGTTTGCTCCTGGACAACACACCCAGGGTGATGGTTATTTGTACCAAAACCGGATGTATCACGATTTGTTTGTGATGAAAAACAAAGCGGACGGGATTGTTCTTTCCGTGAAAGCCGACTCGGGAGTGGAGGGATAACATGGCTGTTGTTTTCGAAGCGATTGCAACGGAAACCATTCCCGCTTATCGGCTGTTGTGTTTGGTCCGGCCTGAGGGGGCTGACGACGACAAGATTTATATTCGTCTGGCTAAACCTGATGAAAGACCGGACTTTTATAGCCTTCAAAATCTACAAGAGGGCCAAACAGTAACCGTCCGAATCACTGAAAATAAAATTTGGCAGGTAGAAATGGCGGAAGACATTCCCGCTGGCACTTCGATTGCTACTGGTCCCGAAGGAAAAGGGGTTCACATGTCAAATGCGGATGTGGACGCAAACACCACTGTGGGATATACTCTTCATGCGGCAAAAGCCGGGGAAGTAGTAAAATTTGTCCACATCTACAAAGTGAAGCCCTGGAAATTGACTCAGGAGGGGTGAGGGCATGAAAAAGTTCAAAAAAGGTAATGTTATTCTCCGGACGGATTCTCCTGTAAAAGAACGGGAATTAAAACTTCGGGGATTTGAAGAAGTTAAAACGAAAGAGAAGAAAAAGGCGGCTTCCAAGTAAGGGGCCGCCTTTTTATGGGGTGATGGTATGGCCTATGACATTGAACGATATCCGGCCAGAAGTGGTCGGATTATTGGGGAGGATGGGCAAGTATACAATTTGGTAGACCTTCTCCGAAACGTAGGAGGGGGTGGAGGGATGGAATTTCTTTTTGGAACCAGTGCTCCGGATTCTGACCTTGGGAAACCCGGGGACGTTTACCTGAACACTTCAAATGGTGATTTTTACAAAAACGAAAACGGAACCTGGACGCAAATTGGTAACCTTCGTGGACCTCAGGGGCCGGAAGGGCCTGAAGGCCCGCAAGGGCCGCAAGGGCCTGCTGGAGCCGACGGCGTAGGGGTGGAAGATATCACGGCAGATGACGAATATATCACCTTTCATTTGTCTGACGGTTCGACCCGTTCGATCCCTTGGCCCACTCAAGGTGGTGGCTGATATGGCTTATATTGATGCCACCTATTATCAGGATGTGTTCAAAGGGATTGACGCCGGAGACGACCTGGACCGCTATATCGAACGGGCAAGCGATTTGGTGGACCAGGTGACGGGTTATAAAATCCGGGATTTTGAAGCGCTCCCACCTTTCATCCAGGAACAAGTGAAAAAGGCCACAGCGGCCCAGGTTGAATTTTATGTCCTTCAGGGTGGCCCGGAAGGGGTAGACAGCAACGACGGGACTTTCAACCAGGTGGCCATCGGTTCCTTTGAGTATCAGACTGCCCGGATGGGTCAACAAACCCCTGCCGGAAAGCAGGAACACCGGATATCTCCAGCAACGCTGGCCTATTTGGAGCCTACTGGCCTGCTTTATCGGGGAGTGGGCATTTATGGCTGTTAAACCGATCCCCAAACGCCTATTAATCCATTCGGTTGATTACCGCGAATACATCCAGGACGACCGCTGGGGTGATCGGTATGCTGATCCCATCACTCTCCGATTTGTCCGGGTGGAGCCTGCAACCGCTTTGAATCGGGACGCAACCAAAGAGGAAATCCCCGCCCGGGCCATTTTGTTCCTGGACCGGGTTTTTACCCGACCTTTTGTGAAGCCGAAAGAAAAGTCCAAAGTAGTATTTGATGGCCACGAATACGAAATCCATGAGGTGAAGGCCCTTTATGCTTTCGGGCCTGATGCCCACCACTTCGAGGTGGTGTTAGTTTGAGTGTTCGGGTGCGAATTGAGACAAAGCAGATAAAACCAAAAGTGAAAAAAGCGGTTGAACAGGCCCAGCGGGTGGTGGACAGCCAAGTATTGAAAGACTCCAACCGGTATGCCCCAATGGATACCGGAAACTTGATCAATAGCAGTCTTCGGGCTTCCCAAATAGGCCAAGGCCGCCTTGTGTGGGATACCCCCTATGCAAGACGGCTTTACTATAACCCCCAATACAACTTTTCAAAGGCCCGAAATCCACAGGCTGGTGGCCTTTGGTTCGAAAGGGCCAAATCACGGCATAGTCGAGAATGGGCTGAGGTTGCCAGGAAGGCCATCAGGGGGAAATTGTGATGGATTTTCTGGATAAGATTGTGGATCACATCGAAACAAACCTTGGGTTGTATTCTCCCATTCGAATTGGGATTTTAGGGCCGCAAAACAGTATTGCCATTCGGCCCACTCCTGGTTCCCTTCCTGGTGGATACTTGAATGGGGACCGGATTAGAGGGTTTTCGTTTCAAATCCTCACCCAACACGAAAATCCCCACACGGCTTATACCACCCTGGAGGAAATCACCGATTTGTTGGACGCCATGGATGTGGCCATCCAGGGGGATGGATACACCATGATTTCTTGTGCGGTTTATACTGCACCGAATTTTGTTGAAGTCACTCCGCAAGGATACCACATTTATACGGCCTTGTTTGAAGCGGAGTTGTTAAAGGAGGTTGGGGCAAATGGCTGATGAAGGGTTGCTCGTACAATCCAAACATCTGTTTGAAATCAACATTAATCCTGGCGGCACCACGCCGGAATGGGCAAGATTGGCCAAGGGGTTCAACTCCTTTGAGCCGTCCACCAACGAAGAGACCGACCAGACCAATTACCTGGATGGGGAAGGGTTTGGAACTACCACAGTAATGGGAGCGCAACTGACCTTGACTTTCACCGGACACAGATATTATGGTGATCCGGCCCAAGACTGGATTTTCTCTAGAAGGATGACGATTGGTACTGACCGCGAAACGGAATTCCGCTGGACCCAGCCCAATGGGGATGTCATTGAAGGCCCTTGCACCATTGCTGAAATTACTGGACCCAGTGGTGANGCCAACGCTAAAGGGGAAATCAGCGTGTCAATCCATCTGAATGGAAAACCGGAATATACCCCTGGGGATGGTAGCGGGGGCGGTGGTGATGTCGAAGGTTGATCGGAGGCGGGGATTTCCCCGCCTTCCCCTCTTTTAGGGAGGGCCAAAAATGAAATTGACTGATCGGTTTGATGATGTCATTGAATACAAAGGCCGGGAAATCCGGCTTAACTTGTCTTTTGATGTGGTCCTTCGTTCTTTTGAGTTGGTAAAGGACCCCCATTTCACTGATGCTGAAAAGATCGAACTGCTGATCCATATGTTTGTGGCAAACCCTGAATCTGTAGTGGATTTAGGGCCGCAGGAAAAAGGATTAATTGTCAAAACGATATTTGATCACTTCATCAATGACGGGGACGAACCAAGCGGCGAAAAACCCTTATATGACCTGGAAAAGGACGCGGAATATATCTACGCTTCCTTCATGTATGACTATGGAATTGATTTGATTGAAGCCCAAGGCAAATTGCATTGGAAAAAGTTTAAGGCCCTGCTCGTGGGCCTCAGCGATGACAGCATGTTTAAACGAGTGATAGCCATTCGAGCGGCTGAGATTCCGCCGCCGAACAGATATAACCAGAAAGAGCGACGGCAGTTAATCGAATTGAAACGGGCCTTCAGTTTAGACCGGGTTGAAACGGTTGAGGACATTGACAAGCGGTTCGATGAATTGGCCGTGATAATGAAAAATTGGGCCAAAGGGGGAAATAAACATGGCAATCCGAATCGAAGAGAAAAAGGCGGAAATCCCTGTTGAGATCGGAGAACTTAAATTTTCCTTTAAAGTCACCGATGATGCGGTTTTGGACTTCAGAAAGAACAGCCTGGCCGTGATGGAAGAATTGAAGGGCCTTCAAATAAAACCAGATGAAGAAGATGAAACAATCATGGAAAAGGTGAAAGAGATACTCCGAAAGGGGTTTGACACGATTTTGGGTGAGGGGGCATTTGAAAAGATTTATGACATGACACCCTCCGTGTTTTTGCTTATGAGGTATTTTGAACAGTTGGCCGCTGGCCTGGCCGAGGAACTGAAAAACATGGGCGCTTTGGAAGTATTGAATCAACGAGCGGAAAATTATCTCCGGAAAAAGTAGTTTTCGGGTTTCCTGGCCGCCGTCTTGAAAGGCAGGTGAGATAATTGGCAGATGGCAAAGTAATTATCGACGTTGAATTGAATGAAGGAAAAGCCGTTCGGGGCGTTGATAACGTTAATAGACGTCTTGGGACGATTGTATCAAGTGGCCGCCGAGCGGCGGCAAGTATCCGGAATATGGTCACAGCCCTGGGATTGACGGCGGCGGCGGCCAAAGCCATTAACATGGTATCGAACGCCCTTGACGGGGCCATTTCCAGATATGACACCTTAAAAGGTTTCCCCGCCGTCATGGAGCAAATCGGCTTCAGTACCGAAGAATCCAGAAAAGCCATCCAGCGCCTTTCTGATGGCGTCCAGGGCCTTCCTACTACCCTGGATAGCGTGGCCAAAACTGCCCAACGAATCGCTGTTATGACAGGCGATTTGAATGGCGCAGTGGAAACCACCCTGGCCCTGAACAATGCCTTTATCGCTTCAGGGGCCAGTGTGGCGGATGCCGAACGCGGTTTGGAACAATACATCCAGATGTTGGCCAAGGGTGAAGTTGATTTGCAGTCCTGGCGCACCCTCCAAGAGACAATGGGGGTGGCCCTGAACGATGTGGCCAAGGCGTTCGGCTTCGCCGGGAAATCGGCGCAAATGGACCTTTACCAGGCGTTGAAGGATGGAAGAATTACATTTGATGAGTTTAACGCGAAACTAATCGAGCTTAGCAACCAGACAGGGGGATTTGCGGACCGGGCCAGAACGGCGGCAGGCGGTATCAGAACGGCCTGGACCAACATGAATACCGCCGTTGTTAGGGGAGTCACTAACATTTTGGAAGCCATTGACGAAGTATTGGCCGATACTCCCCTTCAAAGCATTGAAAACGTCATTAAAAACATCGGGGATGCCTTTTTTAATGGATTGGATGGAGTGGCTCAGTTCATCAAGGGCCTGAAGGATAGTATGGGTGAAGTCAATTCATTTGGGGACTTTATCCAAGGACTGTTTCAGGCCATTGCCGAAAACGTCCCCTCAATTCTCCAAGGTATTCTTAATAAATTCGCTGAGTATTACCCTAAATGGGTAGAAACCGGATTAACCAATGGCCAAAAATTGCTGGAAGGGTTGCTCCAGGCCATCCCTCAGTTGTTGGAAACCATTCAACAATTCATTCAGCGTTTTGTTCAAATCTTTGTAGATAACCTGCCGTCAATGGCTGAAACCGGAATGCAATTTATAATTGCTTTGGTTAACGGTATTATTTTAATGCTCCCCCAGCTTATTGAAATGGGGGGGCAACTTATTTCTTCGTTGGTTGAAACCATTGGCGCTTTGCTCCCATACCTTCTAGAAACGGGGATTCAAGTATTAATCAAATTAGTCGAAGGAATAATCAGCGCTTTGCCGTCACTTGTGGATGCAGGAGTAAAAATCATTTCTACGGCCGTAGGAACTATTTTAGAGAACTTGCCGAAAATCATTGAAGCAGGAATCGACTTATTAAATGCGCTTGTTGATGGGATTATTAATAGTCTCCCCTCTCTGCTTCAGGCGGCTATTGAATTGATTGTGAAATTGGCGGCGGAAATTATCAAAAACCTGCCGAAAATCATTCAGGCTGGGATCGAAATTCTTTTGGCCCTGATTGAGGGGCTGATTAAAACCATCCCCACACTGGTGGGTGCAATCCCCAAAATTGTAGACGCCATTTTCAAGGCGTTCGCCAAAGTTGATTGGAAAAAAATCGGGAAAGACATCATCAACGGGTTGATAAAAGGACTTACTTCCTTGGCATCTAGCGTATGGCGAAAGGCCCAGGAAATCGCCGATGGTGTAAAACGCCGGATTAAAGAAGCCTTGAAAATCGGCTCCCCCTCCAAAATTATGATCGAAATGGGGGAATTCACAGGCGAAGGCTTGGCCATCGGGTTGGATCGAACCGTTCGGGATGTCATGCGAAAAGCCCAATCGCTGGCCCAGGCGGCGGTTCCCGAAATCCAACCGCTTTCCATTCAGCCGACCGTGGGGGCCATGGCCATGGCCGGAACAGGCGGCGGGTCAATCGGAGATATCTATATTCGCGATAACGTTTTCCACATCCGAGAGGAAGCCGATATCGTGAAGGTTTCCCGTCAGTTGTTTAAGATGGCTTTGGAACAATCCCGCGGGCCGGGGGTGAGGTTATAATGTTCAACTTCAACGGAAAAAGCGCCAAAGACTTTCCCTGGTTACGAGTAAAAAGCATAACAGGAAGCATCTTGCCCCCGCTCCAACGGCGGTATATCACCGTCCCCAGTAAGCCGGGGGCTTATCATGCGGGACGGGATGTGGGGGTTCGTCAGGAACGGATTACAATTAAAGTGAACGGCGGAACCATGGAACAATTGATGGAGCGCCGGAGAATCCTGGCCGAATGGTTGGATACAGAGCAAAGCGCTCCATTTTTCTATGACCATGAACCGCATCGAATTTATAGGGCGGTTCTTTCTGGGGAAACCAACCTCGATCAAATCCTCTATTATGGCGAAGCAGAGCTAATTTTTGAAATGCCGGACCCCTATGCCGAATCCAGAGACAAGAAAANCGCTTTGCTTCAGGGAACGGCAGTACGCAAACTTTTTACCGATTTCAGCGAAGAAGGAACCTTGATTGACCTGGTGGCCGATGAAAACGGCATGCGATTGGCCAAAGAAGGACAAGACTTTATCGTGGGAACAGATACCAATTGGGAGGAAGGGACCCATAACAATACGGTTGAAGTGAACAACGAATATTTGCAGTTAAAGAAGGGGCCAGACATTGAACGAATTTATCCGGATCAAATTGATTGGGATGATCCGGAAAACATTCAGGATGGGATGGGCAATTCGGCCAATTACTTAGGATTAGTCGATTTACCGCAATGGAATTTTGTAGACAATATGTGGGATTACGAAGAGAATTGGCGCATCCAAAGTCCAACGGCGGGAGGAGAAGTAATTCAGGAGGAAGATTATGTCACCATTAGAGGAACAGCATCAGGGGCGAATTTTGGGATTGACACCCAATATAACACCAATCCTGATGTAATTGTTCGATTTCCTTGTACGGTTTATATCTTATACCGGGGCCGGAATTCGGATGGAGCGAGGTTTATTATTGAAGATGGTTCAACTTATGCATTCACTATCCGGTTTCAGGGAGACGACGACAATACCTGGAACCATTATTGGATTCGTTGCACCACCACAGAAGCCTATGTTTATAAAAACGGAACTTTAATTGATACGGTGTCCGTCAGGAGCGGCGGCGGAGCCGCCAATCAGATGCAACTTGATATCCAAAATGGGACCAGTGCGGATTTTGATATTGGGGCTGTTTACGTAGATTGGGACTATGACAAGGGGCCGCCCCCGACGGATGGATGGTTTTCAGGAACCTGGGAGACCCCTTATATTGACCTGTCCCCTGTTTCGTTGGCACAAAGCGCCTCCATCGGTTGGGCGTTTTGGTATTTTTCCTACAACTGGGAATGGGAAGAAGACGTAACAAGTTTTGCGGACGCGCGGATTGAGTACCAATTGCGCAAGGATGGTGTGGAACAGGGGTGGAAAACGATTTTTGATAATCCCTTCGATGAGGGGGTAAAGGATTTTTTCATCCCCGACATTCCCCCGGGAACAGATTTGAGCGGAACGGAGATTAAAATAAGGGTTTCCTTCAAAACGCGGGACCCAGAAGGTAGGCCTTTGCTGGAATTCTTAGAACTCCGGTTTACGAGTCAATATCCTGCAAATGGATATTGGGAGTCTCCTATCATTAGCGATGTTCGGCAGGTGGGAAAGGCGGAACGCTCAGAAGTCACATGGGTCATCAATTCCCAGCCTCAAGGTACGTCTGTTGGGTTCTATGTCAGGTATCGCCTTGACAGCGAAGAAGATTGGTCGGAATGGATCGAAGTAGAAAATAGCGGGGACCCCTTCCCGGAAATTACTCCCGATACGGATTTGTCAAATGCCCAAATCCAATACCGGGTGGAACTTTCTACGTCCGATACCGGAGTCACGCCCTCTGTGGATTGGGTCAAGTTGGGATTCTATACTGGCTATAAACCGTCAGGACAATGGCTGTCGCCGCCTATTTCCTTGGCTCCCGCAAATATCATTGGTGATTCCCGCATCTTTTGGACCTGGAGCGGCGAAGAAACTGTCCAAGTAGAAGCCCGATTGAATGGAGGAGAATGGCAATCTGTAACCAATGACGGGGAAATTCCGGGAGTCCGGGGGACAGAGGGGGCCACTCTGGAAATCCGAGTCACATTAAGCACATCCGATATCAACAAAACCCCAGAATTTTATTTGTTAGAAGTGATGGCCAGAGAGCAAAGCGAAACGGAAATTGTATATGAAGGGACGGAATCCGGATTTCCCCGGTTATTAATCGATGTAACAGATGAAGTAGATGAAATCCGCATCATGCACCTGGAAACCGGAAAATTTATCCTACTCCAGGATGATTTTGAACCCGGGGATCAGATCGTGGTGGACCACTATGAAGAGACAATCACGCTAAATGGAGTTTACCGGCTCAACTTCCTGAATATCCGGAGCCGGTTTTTTAAGTTGGTTAAAGGAACTAACAGCTTTGAGATATCACCTGAAACGGGTGTAGTGGTCAAGTTGGAGTGGGTAGAGAGGTGGAAATGAATGGAACCCCTGCCGATTTGGATTTTCACTAAAGACGAAGAATTGGCCGTGGTATTGGGGGATTCCCCGCAGGGATGCCCCTATTATGATGCGGTTTTGACCGAAACCCTAAACGGCGTAGATAAATTGGAATTCTCTATCCCTGGCGATCACCCCCGGGCTGAACATGTAGTCCGGGGGTGTATCGCTGTTGTTCAAACAGTTGAAGGAACTTTCCGGGCTTTTCGGATCAAAACCCACACCCAGGGGTTTGGCGAAGATGGCGTCCGGTATCGGCAGTTTTATGCCGAAGATATCGCAGTGGACGAATTAAACGCCGCCCCCGTTATTGAACGCAGGCCCAACAACCCCCTTGATGCACTGATTGGAGCGCTTGAAAACAGTATTTGGGAGGTTGGCCAAGTTGACGGCGGCTTCCCGGAAGCGCACACGAACTTTTATCACGAAACGGCCATGTCTTGCCTGCAAAAGATGGCCGAAACTTGGGGCGGGGAATTTCGCTTCCGGATAGAACATGATGGGCGGCGAATCACAGCCCGATATGTGGACTTCCTGAGACAGCGCGGGGAAGACACCGGGTTTCGGGTGACTGTCGGAAAAAATATGAGGACGTTGGAGGGGGAGGAGGACATCACCGGGCTGGCCACAGCCCTGTATGGTTATGGGCGGGGCGAAGAGCATGAGGAGACCGGGGGTTTTGGCCGCCGGATTTCTTTTGCGGATGTGGAATGGAGCGTGGCCAACGGGGACCCAGTGGACAAACCCCTTGGCCAGGAGTGGGTGGGCGATCCGGAAGCCCTAGCCGTTTGGGGGCTTTTGGGCGGCACCATCCATCGGTTTGACTTTGTTATTTTCGAAGACATCGAGGACCCGGAAGAATTGTTGCGGCTTACTTGGGAAGAGCTTCAGAAAAGAAAGGCCCCCCAAGTCAATTACCGGGTGGGCCTCATTGACCTGGAATATACTGAAGGCCGGAGCCATGAAGCAACCCGNATCGGAAATTGGGGGCTTGTCATTGACGACGACTTCAAACCCCCATTGGAGTTTAAGGCCCGAGTGGTTGAAAGAAAAATCCCTCTGAGGGAACCCGATAAGGCCGAATTGACATTGGGCCATGTTGTCCCCACACTGACAGATATTGTGAATCGGGCTGATCGGAATTCCCGCAACGCAATTCAAATCGGCGATCCGATCAGCCTTTTGGATTCAAGGTTTCAAACTTTAACAGACGAACTCAACAGAACCCCTGGATTTGTTTACATTACGCCTACGGACGGATTGTTGGTGACGGACAAACCCAAAGATCAAAATCCCACCAGCGCCATCCGGTTAAAAGGTGGGATGTTAGCCATTGCCAACGAATGGGACCCAGCAAAAGGAGACTTTAATTGGAGAGCGTTCGGGACTGGTGACGGTTTTACGGCCAGTATGTTGACGACCGGGACTTTAAACGCGAATTTGGTTGAAATCACTTCAGTTGACGTCGAAACCGGCAGAGAGCGCCGGATCGAGATTTACGACGGCGGGGTGCTTAGCTATACCGAAGATTACCTGACGGCGGCCATGTATGGCTACTCTTTTTATGTATTCGATCATGGCCTAGATTCCGATGGAAGCAATACAGGAAATGTGACTGGATCAGTAAGGTTGGTATGGACTTTACGAGAAGGTGATCCGCCGGATCAACTTAACGCGCGGGGTATCTCCATGACTACTTTTCATGAGGCCTTAACACTTTCAAGGTCCTTACCAGAAGACCCGGGTACCCTATATGAATCTGCCCTTTACTGGAACCGGGGGCAACAACGGGCTTTTGTGGCAGGCCCTACATCCGAGGGGGATTATAATAAATTTTGGCGCTTACAGCTCCTTTCCCAACATCCTCGTGAGCGCTCCATATATGATTCCCCTATGATCGAATTGGGAATCGGAAATTTACAAGGCCAACACGATTCTAGTATTTATTGTGTAATTGGTGACCGAGAAAACGGCGGAGCCGGCCGACACTTTAGTATTTACGAACACCGGAACACGTCAGGAAATAGATACCTGGCTATGGCCCTTACACCAAATGAGCTTTATTTAAACCGAGAATATCTAGTATTTCAGCAACCAGGAGGAACAGCAGTAAGAGGGTGGATTTACGCCACATCAAATACGTTGCTATTCTATAAAAACAATAATAACTACTTTGGTATAAACCTTGCCGATCCTTCATTCGGGGTTGTCCTTAACGGTACAGCCCGTTTTGTCGTCTCACCAAATGGCAAAACGGGCGGCGTCGTCGAACTCTCCGGAAAAACATGGGGCATGTCGCCAATAGACAGTCCACAGGTACTGATTGAGGATGTCTATTGGAACGTGGCCCTGGAAGAAGAAGAATTTTTTGTCCCCATCGACAGGAAATTTTCGGAGGCGGTGAATGGCGAATATGCCGTGTTCCCAAGTCGGGGGGATGTAGAAGTGATTAAGAAATTGCCGGAAGGTTTCCTCGTCCGGGGGCCCGTCGGAAAAGTGGTGGATTTTCGGGTGGTCGGAAAACACCGTGACAACAAAGATGTTTACTGGGTAGACATGGACGAAAAGACGGGGCCGATTAAAAATGCGGCGATGGAATTTAAAACAAAACTGATGGCGGAGAGCCAAGAAAGGGCGATTAATAATCGGCCTGAGCCACCTTCAGAAATTCAAAGGGGGAGAAAACATGAACAATCACCAATTAAAACCCGCAGGCGTCGCCATCCGGGAGCTTCGCGAAAATCTGATAAAAGTAATGAAAGATAGCGGCCTTGACGCCGCTATCATTCTTCTTGTTTTGAAGGACCTTCTTCAACAATTGGCCATAGAAGAGGCCATGCAAATACAACAATACAAGCAACAAGAAGAGTCGAAAAAAGAATTGAAGGGGGGCGATAAAACGTAACCTTTCATTTTGTTTGATTAGGGGAGGTACAAATGTTGAGCACCCAAGATATAGACAGGATATTAAACCGCCTTGACAAGATTGAGGAGGGACAAAAAGAACTCCTCAAATCTATTGCGAAAACGGATCAATTAATAGCAAAGATGGATCAAATCAACCAAAACCATGATAGACGAATCACCAATTTGGAAAACCGCTTTTGGTGGTTCATCGGGTTGTGGGTTGCCGGGGCCATTGGCCTCGTTTTTTATACCTTGCAATAGGAGGATGATAACATGGTGGGCTTTGATGATGCGGTGCTGACGGCGCTTATTGTAGGGCTGGTGCAACTGGCCAAAGAATCAGGATTTCCTGCAAGATGGGCACCTCTTTTATCCCTGGCGCTGGGAGTAGCGGCAGGGATTTTTGTTGTCTCCCCGGGGGATGTCGTTCAGGGAATCCTGGCCGGGGTGGCTATGGGGTTGGCGGCCGTGGGGTTGTTTAGTGGGGCCAAAAATGTTGTGAAAGGGAGTGGAACGAATGGCTAAAAAAGTTTTCCTTGACCCAGGACACGGTGGCTCCGATCCCGGGGCTGTGGCAAATGGGCTTAAGGAAAAGGATTTGACCCTGAAAATTGCCAAGGCCGCCGAGAAGTATTTGAAGAAAAAATACGAAGGGGTAACAGTCAAAATGTCCCGCACGGGGGACAGCAACCCCAGTTTGTCGGCCCGGGCCAAAGCGGCTAACGATTGGGGGGCTGACTACTTCGTTTCGATCCATATCAATTCTGGTGGCGGAACGGGCTTCGAATCCTACATCTTCAATGGGACCGTCTCCAGCAAAACGAAGGAATACCAGAAAAAAGTACATCAGGTTATTGCCGCCGGAGACGGTTGGGCCGACCGGGGGATGAAGCGAGCCAATTTCGCTGTCCTTCGGGAAACGGCGATGCCCGCCCTCTTAACGGAAAACGGATTTATTGACCGTGCTTCAGATGCGGCCAAGCTGAAGGACTCCAAATTCATTGACCTGCTGGGGGAATTGCATGCTGATGGTATTGCAAAGGCGTTGGGACTCAAAAGGAAATCCAAACCTGCTCCCAAGCCCGATTCCAAACCATCCGGGGGCGTCTGGATTGTCCAGACCGGAGCATTTAAGGATAAAGATAATGCGGAAGAGCGGGCAAAGCTAATCAAGGAAAAGACGGGTTTGGATTCGTACATCTGGTTGAAGAAATGAGCAAAACAAAACCGGGCGGGATTACTCCTGCCCGGTTTTATTCTTCGCATACTCCAGGAGACAAGCCCAAGAGCAAAAATCTAGATCCGGCTTATCTCCAAATTGAGCTACATTCAATTCAACCTCGATTTCAGGCAAACACCGTTTTCCGCACTGGTCGCAAATAACTACTTCTTCCCTCATCCCTTCCCCCTCCTGCCCTCTTCCGTCCCCCCTTTTCACTTTCACCGCCAGTGTTTCATCGTATAGGGGCGGGTCGTTTTCGTGTTCATTTCCCATTCCTTTTTTTAGTTGAAGGGAGGGGCTTCAGCCCCTCCGCTCACTCTTCTAAGATCCAATATTCTTCGGGAAGATTGGTCATCGTGATATCCTCCTTCGCGTTTTACCTCTCCTTAGAAAACCGTCGAAGGATCGTCCGCGACAGCGCGCAACATTCTTTCGGCTTCTTCTTTACTGATCGGAATGATATTCCAGTCGGTGTTATGGTAATACTTTCCGTTTTTTATCTCGATCCCAGCCCATCCCGAAACGGTTCCGGAATAGGCACTGTTTATAAAACTTACTGATCCGTTTTCGTGGAGCTTTTCCCAAAGCTGTTCGAAGGTATAACGACGCATAATATCAGCCTCCTTTTTTTGGGCCGGCCCGTCACTTGGCGGGCCGGCCCGATTCAGATGTGGACCAGTTTCCAACCTTCACCAGTTTCCAGCCTTCACGGGCGACGGTGTGAACAATTCGCCCATCGGGTAATTCCTTCTTTATGCGCTGGTCATTAGTGAAAATGTAGACTTCGATGTTCAATCCAAAACCGGCATTGTAGGCCAGCTTGCCGAGAAGGACCGGTTCGGGGGAGACGAAAATAAACCTGCCCCCCAACAAGGTCCACTCCTCGGCATTAGTAAGGCGGGTTTGGAGGCTCCATCCCTCTTTAGGGATGCGGATCTCCTCGTAGTCCGACATCCCCTTTTCCTCCAACTCCCGGATTTGATCCGGGAGGAGGGAATGAGTTTCATTGATGATCAGATAGGTGTTCATTTTTTCCCCTCCTTAACCGGCACGGCGGCCGGATGTTATTTTTGATTGCGTTGGTTTTGTATAGCAGAGGTTACCTTTACCAATCGTTCAAGGCGTTTTTCTTCTTTGTACTCCCGGACAACCAGGATTGCGTGGATGGAACCAGGAACCCACCCCAACAACCAAAGAAAAAAATTGAATAGCGCTTGAATAGGTTTGCCAGCTATCAACACAGCAACCGGGGGAAGCACTAGAGCCAACAAATACATAATCCCACCATCCTCCAAATTAGATATTAAGGCCGGGAGGCGACCCGGCCTTTTGTATGGCGGNAACCCGCCTTTGTCTTTATTTGGCTGAACGATTTTGTTTATCCTGCTATTTGTTTATCCTGCTATTTTTCTTCAACCGTCACCGTCGGTTTAAAGTTGGCCGTATTCCATTGCAGGTAATACTTACCGGGTTGGATGTTGTAAAAGGTTTGACTCCCCTTTGTTTCGCCCATCTCTCCCATGACTATCACATCAGTTTGCTTACCGTCTTCCGTCTGCATCATTACGCTAAATAAAGCCCAATCATCGCCTTTTCCGTTCCAGCTGATTTTCACTTCGTTTCCATGCTTGATTTCAAACTTTTTGCTGTTTCCGGTTTGTTGCGCGGTTCCCTTGAACACTTCCACAAATTTGTCAGGGGCTTTTTCTTCTTTTTTCTCCTCTTTTTCTTCAATCACCGGGGTTCCCGTATCACCCCCAATGTCATCCCCTGTTTCTTCCACTGCATCGACTTCAGCCGTCGAAGTATCTTCAGCCGTCGGAGTATTAATTTCATCTTCCCCACAGGAAGCGAATACCGCCATCAAGACAATGAATCCCCCGGCAATACCCAGCCATTTTTTCGTTTTCGGTTTCATTTCGTTTCCCCCTCATGAATGATTTTTTCAACTGGTACTCCCAGCGCTTTGGCGATTTTGCGGATGCTCCTGATGGTCGGAGACTTTTCCCCCGTTTCAACTGAATGAATAAATGACTGGGACAATCCCGCTTCTTCTGCGAGTCTTTTCTGTGACCAACCCTTTTCTAAGCGGAGCCTTTTGATTACCGACACACTGTCAAACCCTCCTACCACTAAAGTATTTGTTTAATCACTATAGTGATGATAATACATTGCGGCCCTTGTGTCAACACTTAAAAATAGATTCTTTTCCGACGGACTGATATAATCACTATAGTGATCGAGGAGGCGACAGCATGGATATTGGCAAACAGGTGAAAAGACTTAGGGAATCAAAGGGATTGACCAAAACCCGATTGGCGAAACTTTCCGGGGTATCGCAATCGTACATATCAGATATAGAGGCGGGGAAGAAAAAGCCGACTGTGGAGATACTGGCCAAAATTTGTTCGGCCCTGGGAATATCGCTTCCGGATTTTTTTGCTGGTGAATATAAGGTTGATCCCGACGCCCTTTACTTGTCCAGTCTTATGAAGGGGATGTCAGAGGAAGAACGAAAAGCATTAATCAATTACATTCAGGCCACCATGAAGAGACAGGGGATGAAGAGACAGGGGAAATAAAAAAGGAAGCCAAACACGTTTAATGGCTTCCCTTTTATGTGTGGTTTGTTAATAGATTTATAATGCAGGGGTTCCCGTGTATGAAGAAACTATTGATAAGCTAATTCATATTCGATGATTTTCACTGGCCGATGACGGCTTCCTGTTCGTTTTATACTCATGTCTGCGTCAATTACCAATCGACTAAAAAACGAATGAAGAATCTCCTTTCTTTCCCGACGGGTAGCATTGGCCCAAATATATTCCAGTTGTTTTAGTCTTTCAATGAGTTCTTCCTTGTCAAGTTCAGGAGTGGATGGCGATTCCTCCAGCGTTTCCAACTCCTTCAACAACTCCTTTTCCCGTTGGGTATCCTCTGCTGTCCGTTCCCTTAATTCCTCTAGGGTGATAACATCTTCCGCATAAGCTAATTGCCATTTCTTTTTCCGCCGTCTGATGGTTTGCAATTCCTTTTGAATATCTTCCCGGGTACGCTCCGGTTCCGGTTCCTCTATTTGCTCCGGATCGGCCTGGATGTTTTCCGCGATATACCGGAGTTGGGAAAATAGAGCCTTTTCCAAAGCCATTTCGGAGACCTGTGGCATCATACATTCCTTATATTGAGCGTGTTTAATGCATCTATAGTAGTAATAATACCGATCCCGTTTTCGAGAAGGATATCTGAAACCGTGCATTGGTTTCCCACACCGTCCGCAAAACAATATCCCCGAAAAGGGATATTCAGATGTCATTGCTTTAGCTTTCCGCTGGCGTTCAGCGTTTTTCTTCTGTACTTCATTCCAAAGATCAAGCGGAATAATCGGTTCGTGGTCGCCATTATACACCATTACTTCATCTGGGTTTTGTTTTTTCCCACTAGCGTAGCGATAACGATACCGCAATTTCCCGATGTATACAGGGTTTTTTAGCATATAGGCCACAACGTAAATAGACCATAGCGATCCGGAACGAGTACGAAGCCCTTCATCATTTAACTGTTTGACAATGGACAACAAACCGTGATGACGATACAATTCAAAAATACGGCGAACGACTTTTGCTTCTTCAGGATGGGGGATCAATTGGCCATCCACTAATTTATATCCATACGGCGGAGTTGCGCCATTCCGTTTTCCTTCTAAAGCCCTTTTTTCCATGGCCATTTTAATCCGTTCAATCATGTTTTCCCGTTCCCACTGAGCTAGGGAACCAACAATCGAAACAAATAAACGCCCAATTGCTGAGGTTGTTTCATATGGTTCCGTCGCTGACTTAAACACAACTTTGTGTTTATCGAACAAATCCAGCAAATAATGAAGATCGACTACCGAGCGTGTCAAACGATCGAGCCGATAAACAACCAGGGCATCAAATTCCTTTTGTTTAACATCCCTTAGTAATTGTTGTATGGCGGGGCGTTTAAGATCCTTCCCGCTGAACCCGTCATCTTTGTAGATACCATCGTATTCCCAACCCTGGAATTTAATATATTGACGGCATTTTTCTTCTTGCGCCGCGAGACTAAAACCCTCTTTTGCTTGTTCTTCTGTCGAAACCCGAATATATATTCTGGCCTTCATTCTCGTCCCCTCCTGTCATTTCCATTATAGAATTTGCCACCAAACCAAGTGAAGGGATATAATCATTTATGGGGAACATATGTTCGATAATTGATTCCTTTAACAAGGGTGGGGGGGAATGGGGTAGAATGTAATAGACAGATACGAAATGTCTAAGAAATTTGTAAAAGAATGTCGAAGGGTGCAAAAAATACAGACACTTGGGAGGCGGGGAGAGTGAATAAATGGGGAAAGAAAAACCATCCTATAAAGGATGGTTCTTTTTGCCCGGAGCGTATAAGCAATGAAGATGGCTATAAATATATTTGTAAATGGATAAAAAACATGTTGGACTCAAACGCCGACATCTCATTGATTGTTGATGCGCTTTATCAAGCAGGCATATTAAAGTATGAAGAACGGCGAATGATCGAACGTCACTTTTGATCCGTTTCCTCTCTTTCTTCCCTTTTCAACCGATCAAGGGCGGCGTCAAATATTTTGATCAGAAATTCGGCATCCTCTTCTGTCAACGGGTGGCCCTTCCAATGGGCCTTTTTTATTTTCGTCCGGATCAATTCACGAATATCTATTTCAGGAGAATCCGGAGGAGTCGGATTATCCGTGTTTCCCAATAGGTAGTCCACAGATACGTCGAAGAATTTGGCCAGCTTAATTAGCGTATTTTGATCCGGTTCCCGGGTTCCAATCTCATATCCTGAATAGGTTGTCCGTGCAATACCCAACCTTTTGGCAACCTCAGACTGGCTAAGTCCCCTCTTTTCACGGAGCATTTTGATCCTTTGGTGGAACATCACTCATCCCCCCATTATGGCTTTATTATACGCCGCAATGGGCGTCAAAAAAATATTTCTGCAAAAAGCATCAAAAATGGGTTGACATGACGCATAAAGCGTCATATACTTAAAATCAGAGGTTGACGCAAGATGCGTCAAACGAACCGGAGGAGGTTGATAAACATGATGGTTTTGATCAGCACTGGGGTGTTCCTTTTCGGAATGATTGTTGGAACGTACAAAATTGCCATGGAAGAGTAAAAGATGATTGGTTCCATAAGGGGGTGGAAGCATGCGTCAATGGCTGATCGAACTTCGAAAAGAACGAGGTTTGTCCCAACACCAACTAGCATCCAGGATTGGCATTTCGCGGAGTTATTATTCAGAAATTGAAGTAGGAACAAAAACCCCTTCAGGACGAACCGCCAAGAAAATCGCTGATTACTTTGGATTTGACATGTCGGTTTTTTTTGAAGAAAACCGACGCAAAACGAGTCGGGACGCATCATGAAGGGGGTGTCCAAGATGCCAAAACTCAAGCCAGGGGAACTCATCGTGATCCCTTCCGATTTATATCAAAAGATGATCGATCGGGTGGGATTGCAAATCATCCTTCGAACCATGCGGGAACAAGCCACAGATGCCAAAACGGCTGATACCAACTAGTACTATCGCGGAATTTCTGGAAGATTACAAGTCCGAATATATATTCGGGAGGTAACACAGATGAAGGTAAAAGCAGGTGAATGGCTGAGTATTCCCCCAACGCGAAGATGGTTGATCCTCATTTATGTGAGTGCACTCCAAAAACACAAACGAGAGTGGGCAAAAAGAATGAAGGCCCAAAAAAGAAAACGGGCCGTCGAATGACAGCCCGGAGGAAGATTAACCAGCACCAGTTTACCAAACTGGTGGCCAGGAGGGAAGCGAAAATGTTGCCCTGTCACAAGAAATTGGCTGAGCTTTACGCCAAGTTCAGCGACGGAATGAATCTGAGAGTTGAACTGATGGGGCCGCAAGACTGGCAAGCCCTGTGCGAAAGCCTGAAGGCAAACCAGCATTACATTGAAAAGATCATCTGGCTCGAAATGCAAGCGGATGCGGCTGAACTGATGGGGGATCGGAACAAGGCCCTGGAGTTTAAAGCCAAACGGGCCTATCAGATTCTCAATCTTAACAAGTGTTAGGAGTGAACGGGATGCAAGACGCAGAGATTCAATGGAAAAAACCGAAACGTATTGTCCGGCCATGGGACATGGAGGAAGTGCATGAAAAAATCATGGGAATCCTCCAAGCGGCTGACGCCCTGGAATCTCATTTGAATGCCCTTGGCAATCCAAATATCGATACATCTTACATTAGTGCGATCCGAAGATTGGCCCATGACGCCGATTGGGTGATTGAAAGCTACAGGTAATGAGGTGGAGTCAATGGATTGGATTTTGAATAAAACAAATCCCCCTGTATGCCCACACTGTGGCCACCAAGAAGAACATTGGACCGAAATAATGGGCGTCTATGAAGATTCAGTTAACGATGGGGATGTGTTCGATTACGAATGTGGCAACTGTGGAGAATTTGTCAGCGCAATAGTTCACGTCAGAATGCGAACAATCCGGAACCTTTACTTTACAACGAGATAAAGCCAAACCGGATGACCTGAACTAAAGCAAAGCGGAGGGATGGAGGATGGCGCGAGGTGTGTATTACCAATGCGATTTTTGTGACAAGGTGGAACTCGTTGAAATCCACGAGACGGTTGACGGTATTAAGGCAGACGACGTGTTCCCCAAATTTCAAAAGCTCCCAAAGGGATGGGGAGTAATGGAAGTACCTTACTTCGATTTCGCGGAGCAAGTGTGGTGGAGCAAGACGGCCCATTTCTGTGGCGTAGAATGCGCCATATCTTACCTGGAGGAATTGAAAACAGAACAAGAAGCCGAGTCAGAAGCATTCGCTAATGAACTGGAGGAGAGTGAAAAATGATCGAAGCCAGATACGAATTTGAAGGGCACGCAAGAAACCCCCTGATTGGATTAAAACCCGGGGATGTAGTTCACTTGCCAGGACAAAACCCGGAAAAATTCACGGTTACTTGGGTACACGGGGAACCCCCGGAAATCAAATACGGAACCGATTGTATGGGGGTTGTGTACGCCAGAGAGTTGGAGCGAATCGACAACAAATAAGCCGGGGAATTTTCCCCGGCCCCCAAACAAATCAGGAGGTGGAAAAATTGGCGCTCCTACCAACTGAAAAACGAAAGCCCAAACAGCGTTTGGAAGACTTCTCAATCCTATTATATGGCACATGGAAAATCGGGAAAAGCACCTTTTGTTCCCAAATGGACCATCCCCTGTTCCTGGCAACAGAACCGGGGTTGGAAGCCCTTGAAGTGTACGAAGTCAAAATCCCTGATTGGAAGACGTTCCTTCAAGCCTGCGCGGAAATTGCCAAAGGAGAGCATCCTTTCAAAACCATCGTGATCGATACGGTGGACAACTTGTGGAAAGCGTGTTCCGAATACGTCCGGGATCAACTGGACATTATGCACGAATCCGATTTGGCATACGGCAAGGGCTACGCAATGGTACGGGATGAATTTTTCCGGGTTCTCCGGAAGTTATCCCTTCTGCCTTATGGCCTGGTGATGACAAGCCACGTGGAAATGATGGAGGTTAAAACCCGGACGACAACGATTACCAAAGCCGTTCCGACCATCCCGAAAAGTGGCCGGGAAATCATCCTCGGGTGGGTAGACATGATTCTATATGCCCACTCAGTTGTCACGGACGAAGGCGAAATTCGAGTGATCCGGACTAAGCCTAGCGAAAATTGGGAAGCCGGAGACCGAACCAAACGGCTTCCCGCAACGGTTCCCCTTGACTTCCAGGAGTTCAAAAAAGCCTTTTACAACCAAACCGAATCCAATAAGGAGTGATCTAAATGGATTGGAAAAAATACCTTTCCCAATTCCAACAAGCCTATAAAGAGGCCGACGCGGTGGATAGTGAGTTTGACGAACTCCCCGATGGGGACTATGTGGCCCGGGTGGAACGGGTGGAACTCAAACAAAGCAAATCCGGCAAACCGATGATGGAGTGGGAATTTGTAGTCCATGATGGTCAATACACTGGCCGTCGGGAGTGGAAATACAACCTGATTGACAGCGTGGACCGGGTTCAATGGCTTAAAAAGGACCTTTTCAAAGCCGGGCTTAACCTGGAGGACATCACCAAATTGGAAGAATCTCTTCCCCTTCTTTTGGATCGGATTTTGGAAATCCGGATCAAAACCAAAAAGGGCAATAACGGCCAAACCTATCGAAACATCTATATCAAAAAGCACCTGGAAACGTACAAGCCCCAACAAACAAATGGCATGCCTACAAATTCTGCTGATCCCTTCGCAAATGATGGAAAACCGCTGAATATTACGGATGATGATTTGCCCTTCTGATTAGGGGCCGCAAGGCCCCTCTCTTTCAAAATATCAGGAGGTGGACGAATTGGCGATGAAAGCCCCCACAGAGAGAAAAACCATTCAAATGCGTCCTTACCAACTGGAAGCCCATAAAGCTTTGGATGACTTCTTCTCTCAAAAAGGACAGCAACGCGGAATTGTCAATCTCCCAACTGGATGTGGCAAAACCATCACTGGTCTGGACTACGGAAGGAAACGCAATGGACGGATGCTTTGGATTGCTCATCGGGACGAATTGATTGCCCAACCCATTCAAGCCATGCAAGCCGTATGGCCGGAGGCGTCAACCGGGATTGTCAAGGCTGAACTGAATGAAATGGACGCTCAATGCATTTTCGCCAGCATCCAAACCCTCCATCGTAGGCTGGATCAACTGCCGGAGTTTGGCCCGGATGATTTAGTAGTAGTTGATGAATGCCACCATGCCGCCGCCAGAAGCTATATGAAAACCCTAGAAGCCGTCGGGGCTTTCAGAGAAAATGGGCCACCTGTGGTCGGCCTGACGGCGACAGTAGAACGGGCTGACAAGGTGGGGCTGGATAACGCTTTCCAAGAGATTGTCTATCAATATCAATTGCTCCAAGCGATCCGGGACGGTTATTTGGTCGATTTGAAGGTGGAACAAGTCCCCCTCAATCTGGACCTTGATCAAATCCACACGGTGGCCGGGGACTTCAACCAGGGCGAACTGGATGATGCCCTTCTAAAAGCCGGGGTATCCAAAGCGGTGGCTAAAGCCTACATAGAGCATGCAAAGGGCAAAAAGGCCATCGTCTTCACCGTCAGCGTCGATCAAGCCAAAAGAACAGCGGAAGCCCTGCAAGCGGAAGGTGTTGCGGCGGAATGGATTTCCGGAGCATTACCGACGGAAGAAAGACGAGCGATCTTGAAGCGTCTGAAAACCGGGGAAACGCAAGTGGTCGTCAACTGTATGGTTTTGACTGAGGGGTTTGATGAACCCACTGTGGAATGCGTAGTGGTGGCCAGGCCGACCAAATCCCGACCCCTGTATATCCAAATGATTGGTCGAGGAACCCGAAAAGCCCCCGGGAAGGACCATTGTCTGATCCTGGACGTAACGGGGGTATCTAAACGTCACAAGCTGGTAACTGCTCCGACTCTCTTTGGACTCCGGGAAATTCCTTCTGGAAAAACCCTTACGGAAACCCTGGACGAAATGGAAGAGCGGCAAAGCGCGGAAGTGGACCGACTAAAATCCCTCCTGGATACAGAGAAAAACGAACTCCAGGAGTTCAAAGAAATGATCCGATGGCTGAAGGTAGCTCCGGACGTATACGCCCTATCAGCCGGGGATGCAGGAACAGTTGTGATTTTCCCAGCTGAAGATGGGAGCGGGTTTCACGCCAAGGTTTCCAAACGATATGAACCGGACGAATTTCTGACCCAATCTCCTGTTTGGCTGGAACTGGCCCAAGGAATCGCGGAAGACTATCTCCGTCGTTCTGCGGAAATCGGCTTAGTAAAGCATAACGCCCAATGGCGGCGCGACTATGTAACCCCCAACCAAATCAAGGTTCTTCGATGGCTCAAACCCTGGATAGGAGAAATTCCCGACAATATCACCAAAGGCAAAGCATCTGACCTAATCACTATTGGTTTTGTAAGGAAAGAAATGAACATCAGACAGTGGAGTTGACGCCACCCGGGGAGGTGAACAATCAATGGCCATGAATATGCCCGATTCTCCAGCATTAACCGAAGCCTTGCGCCTGGCGTCCCATGGGTTCAAGGTGATCCGTCTGCACTGGCCAACCAAACAAGGGTGCTCGTGTGGCAGGCCCAACTGTAAAAAAAGCATTGGAAAACACCCTATCGCTAATAACTGGACAGCGACAGGGACGGACGATCCGAACACCATTCGGAAGCTGTGGCAGGAAACCCCCTATGCCAATGTGGGTGTTCCCATGGGACAAATCAATGGGATTTTCGCTTTGGATGTGGATGGCCCGGAAGGGATTCAAACACTCCAGGAATGGATTGCCGAATACGGGGAACTTCCCGCCACTTGGCAAGTTCAAACTGGCGGCGGAGGTATCCAACTTTGGTACAAAATCCCGGAAGGAATGCAGATTCCCAACAGCGTGAAAAAAATCGGGGTAAACATCGACATCCGGGGCGACGGCGGACAGTCCGTCGCCCCCGGAAGCCTCCACAAAAGCGGAAAACGGTACCGATGGGCACCAGGCCGATCCCCTGAAGATATCCCCCTGGCGGAACCCCCGGAATGGCTGATCGACAAAATCAAAGAGGTAATTCAAGCCCGGGAAAGGGCAAATCTGGACGGAATCAAATTGGATGGAATCGACATCGAACTGAACCCGGGACGGCCACCCAATTTTAAGAAATTGGAGCAACTGATCCTCTCCTCCCAGAAGTTCCGGGAAATCGTCGAAGGAAAACGAACCTTCCCAAGTGCATCAGAACGGGACTTGGCGATGGCCAATATTTGCGCCATCAACGGGTGGACGGATCAAGAGATTGCCGATTTGCTGTTGGGCCAGCGGAAAATTTCCGGAGACGACCTGAAACACCCGCTTTACTACCAGCTAACCATCGGCAAAGCCCGGAAATGGGCAGAAGAAAAGGCAAAACAGGGGGAAAAGAGGCAGGAACAACCGATGGAAATTGAGGTGGAACCCATCCCATTACCTGAGAAACCCAAAGTTGAACCCTTCCCGGTTGATGTGTTTCCTGATCCAGTTCAACAGTTCCTGACGGAAGTATCCCAATCGATGGGGCTTCCGCCGGATTACCCAGGGATTCACGCCCTGACACTTTTAGGGGGAGCGATCGGAAACACCCGGATGATCGAATTAAAACCAGGATACAGGCAACAACCCAACTTATATACTGCCCTGGTGGCCGATACCGGAACAGGAAAAAGCCCTGCATTGGAAGCCGCATTCGAACCGATTTTGCAAATCCAAAAAGAACATGCCCGGACCTATGCCAACCTGATGGAAGAATACGAAATGGCCATGCGGCGATATCACGCGGAAATGGCGGAATGGAAAAAGCGGAAAAACGACGAGGAACCACCAGTAGAACCTGAACACCCCATGATGGAAGAAATCTATGTTACTCAGGCAACATTAGAAGCGTTGCTTCGGGCGCTCAAAAACAACAACCGTGGCCTGATCCTTAAAGTGGATGAACTGTCCGGGTGGATTCGCTCCATGAACCAATACAAGGGCGGCAAGGGGGATGACCGGGAACATTATCTATCCTTGTGGTCGGGTTCCGATATCAAAGTAAACCGGGTGCGAGACGGCGGCGAGCCGCTGTTCATCCCGAAACCCTTTGTAGCCGTAACGGGAAACATCCCGCCAGATATTTTACCGACATTGGAAGACGAAGAAGGAAACGAAGACGGATTTATTCACCGGGTTTTAATGGCCTATCCGGATGCTCAAGACCCAGCGGAATGGACTTGGGTGGGGGTTTCTCCTCAAACAAAAGAAGACTACCAAAATGTATTCAACCGTCTGTACAGCTTGAAACCGGAGATTGTAAACAGCGAGTTAAAACCCAAAATCCTCCGCCTGTCAAACGAAGCCAAAGCCTGGTGGGAAGAATGGTATTCCATTCACATCAGAGAAATGAAGGACCCGGATTTTCCCCGTCGATTGCGCGGACCATGGGCTAAAATGCCGAACCAGTTGGCCCGGGTGGCTTTGATCCTGCATATGACCAGGGTAGTCTGTGGTGAAGCAGACGACAGCGAAGTAGACGAAATCAGTCTGAACCGTGCGATCCAGTTGGTGAAATATTTCAAGTCTCATATCAGGAAAGCGTATCAGCAACTGGGCAAGTCTCAAATGGATCGACGCATTGAAGAAGCCCTCGAATGGATTCGACGCCGTGGAGGAATCGCCAAAAGACGGGATATTGTTTCCTTCAAGGTTGCCGGATGCAAGAAAAACTCCGATGCCGACGCCCTTTTTGAGGAACTTAGAGATTACGGCTATGGAACCGTAGTAAAAGAATCACCACCAAAAGGTGGAAGGCCCGTGATCATGTTCAAACTGTATGGCCATTGAAAGAATCGATTGCAGACGTATGCAGACGATTGCAGACGGGTTTTCTGCAATCGATCGATGGCCCAAAGCCTTGTCCCGCAAGGGATTCGATCGATTGCAGACGATTGCAGATACCAATATGTATAAAAAAGCGTTTTGACATTCTTCCATTTACTGTAAAAACAATTCTATTTCTACGAGATTGTTTATTTGACTTCTGCAATCGTCAGCAATCGCCGAAAAACCGCATAAGACCAAGGGTTTTGGGCGGCAAAATCCTTTCTGCAATCGATCTGCAATCGTCTGCAATCGTCAGCAATCGCAATAGAGGAGGTAGGCAATTGTGGAGAAACTGGAAATCCGAAATGAACAGGAGTATGAAAAGGCGCTGGCACGACTCAGGAAAGGCGCCGAATATATCGAAAGTCCGGAATTTGGGGCAAAAAGCGCCGATCATAAGCAGAAGGCGTTAAAGCGGTATGCCGAATTGGCCGATGCCATTCTGAGATACAAGGGGTTGATTTGAATGGGCCGGAGCCAAAAGCAAAAAGGAAACCGTCGGGAACGGGAGTTCGCCAAGCTGATAGGGGGAATGAGAATCCCCCTATCAGGGGCCGCAAAACACGTTGGAAAAGAACATACCGGGGATGTGGACGGGCTGGGGTTAAGGTGGGAAGTCAAAGCCCGGAAAGAAGGATTTAAAACCCTATATAAATGGTTGGAACAGGATGGAGTGGATGCCCTGGCATTGAAAGCCGACAGAAAGGAATGGCTGGTGGTGATCCCAGCCGAACGGCTGATGGAGTTGATTAAATCATGTGGATCAAAATCAACTATTTGACCCTGACAGGAGAACGATGGGCTACTTTCTCCGCAAGGGACCCCAAGATGGTTTCATATTGGCTCCAAACCCTTCAGATTGATCCATCCACAGTTCAAAAGTTATGGGTGGATATCGGAGACGGTTGGGAATCCTGGCATCCGAAATTATTGACTCAAATTTTGCAGGATGCCCGGGGGGCTTAACGATGGTTTGGTTTTTGGGTGCGGCGGCAGTTATGGCTGTAGTCTTCTTTATCCTGGGATCAGGTGGTTTGGCTGTCCTTTTGGTAACAATGGGCGACAAAATATTGGAATGGATCGAAAACCGACTACAGCAAGGGGGCAAAGATTGAATGCTGAGTGATATTATCAGGGGCATTTCCCGTTATCCCTTACTTACCGCTGAGGAAGAAATTGAACTGGCAAAGCGCATCGAACAAGGAGACGAGGAAGCAAAGGAACGGCTGATAAAATGCAATCTCCGCCTTGTGGTCAGCGTGGCGAAAAAATATGCGGCTTGTAGTGGAATGTCGATTGAGGATTTGATCCAAGAAGGAAGCATCGGACTGATGAGGGCGGCGGAAAAATTTGATTACCGGAAGGGAACTCGTTTCAGCACCTATGCTACATGGTGGGTTCGACAGAAGGTGATCCGGGCCACTCAAAACCAGGCCCGAACCATCCGACTGTCGGTATACAAGAATTATGAGATTGCACGGATGAACCGGGCTTTTAACATTCTGGGGAGTAAATTGGGGAGGGTTCCCACAGACGCCGAGATAGCGGAAGAAATGGGAACGACCCCAGAGAAAGTTCGCAAGCTAAAAACATTCGCTCAGCATTCGTTATCGTTGGAAAGGAGCTTGTTCGATGATGACGACGAAGAAAGGCCCCTAAAGTCTATTATCAGCGACGGCAGGATAGAGGAGACGGAAAATATCGTTGACCTTGAACTGTTGCGAAAGAAACTGAAAGAAGTTATTTCTACGCTTCCCGAAGATGAAGCGGCAGTAATTCGGTTACGGTATGGATTGGACGACGGGAAAAGGCGAACTTTTGAAGAGATAGGCGAAATCATGGGATTCAGCAAGCAATGGGCCAACATAAGAGAAAAAAGAGCGCTTAAAAGGTTGCGGCGAAGTAAGGCCCGGGGAGATTTGAAAAGTTTTATTGGGTAAGGAGGTGGCGGAGGGATGAAGCAACTGGAATTGTTCCAACTGCCAGCGATGGGAACCTTGCACCAAGGCGATGCATTGGAGGCTTTGCGGCGGTTGCCAGATGGTTCGGTTCACACCTGTGTCACTTCGCCTCCGTACTGGGGCCTTCGGGATTATGGCGTAGATGGCCAGATTGGCTTAGAGGAGACACCAGAGGAATATGTGGAGAAACTGGTGACCATTTTTAGAGAGGTGCGCAGGGTGTTGCGGGATGACGGCACACTGTGGCTAAATCTCGGGGATAGTTACGCAACAAAACCCTGCGGCGGAATCGGGCGTAACGCAAAGGTGACCGCAACTAAAAAGGCGATTCAAAAAAGCGCTGGAATCCCACAAGGCCTCAAACCCAAAGACCTCGTCGGAATCCCGTGGCGCGTTGCGTTCGCTTTACAGGCTGATGGGTGGTATCTGAGGCGGGACATCATCTGGCACAAACCCAACGCCATGCCGGAGAGCGTGAAAGACCGGCCAACGGCGGCCCATGAGTATATTTTCCTGTTGTCGAAGTCGCCGCGATACTACTACGACGCGGACGCAATACGGGAGCCATATGCGAGGTTATGGAACGAGAAAAACGGCGGTTCATTCGCCAAACCTAACCACGAAGAAGCACAAGCTAAAAAGGTTAGCGGCGCATTAAATCATCGTGGTTCGTATCCGATGCCTAACCCACTCGGCCGCAACAAGCGCAGTGTATGGACAATTCCCACACGCCCTTTCAAAGGAGCCCACTTCGCCGTGTTCCCGCCGGACCTTATCGAGCCGTGCATTTTGGCGGGGGCGCCAGAAAAAGCGTGTCCGCATTGTGGCGCGCCGTGGGTTTCCGTTACGGAAAGGGAACGGTTGGTGACGGCTAAAGACAAAGGAAAAACAAATAAAAACCGCAATGAGTATTTGGGTGCTGAGACATTCGTTAAAGAAGGTCGCCCCCGTGCCGGGAATGTATCTGTTAAGATTATCGGATACAAACCGACCTGCCAATGCGAAAACAACGACGGAAGCGGGCACGGAATCGTCCTCGACCCGTTTTTTGGTTCGGGGACAACGGGGTTAGTGGCCCAAAAGCATGGGCGGAAGTGGATCGGGATTGAGTTGAACCCGGAATATATCCGGATCGCGGAGGAGCGACTGGGAAATATCAAGATAGTTGCCAATAAGGAGGTAGTCACCGGCGAAAGACAAACTGCACCCTGATTTCCGCGCGAGGAATGGCGGCGATGACGGGGTTGGTTGCAGTGGGGATGATGGTATGGCGAAAAAGGAGGAATGAGGAATGAGGTGTCGTTATTGCGACACGGAGATGGACGTTATTACGGTGTTTGATGCAGAAGCGAAGCCTTTAAAGATGTACGAGTGTCCGACGTGTGGGGAGAAAATGTTCGGGAATTTGGAAGAAGAGTTGGAGGAGCTCAAAGGAGAGTTGGAGGAGTTCGAGGAACGCGACAAACGGATCAAAGAAGAGATCGAGAGACACAGGAAACAAATGAGAGATTGGGAACCGCGATTGTTTCGCAGGGATGCTGATCGATACGGCGAACGGACGGACCCAAAACCATAAATAGCCACACAAAAACCCCACCCCCCATGGGAGTGAGGAATAAATAGGCGCTCAGTCCAATTATATCATTCCTGAGGGGGTGTGGATGGTGGCGCTTTATCATGATTTGTGCAAGGAAATTGACATCTTAAAAGTCAGGATCCACGATTTGGAGTCCGAATACCAATTTTGGTACAAAGTATGTCATGGAAAAACCAAAGTGCACGTCCCCTTAGACATTTGTTTGAAACGCATGGATGAAATTTGTGATCAAATTGAAGAATATAGTACCCTGTTGGAAAACAAAGAGAAAGCCCGAAAAGAAATTGAATCCCGGATGAGCGAATTTGAAGGACTGGAAGGGAAAATCGCTTATCTCCGGGATGTTAAGGGAATGACGCTGGCAGAAATTGCCGCAGAATTGGGATACAGCTATATATGGATCAAACAATTGAGCGCCAGGACCAGGAAACATACCAGGAACATACTTTCTTCATGACAAAACGTGATATGATGGGAGTGAGGGAATGGCAAAGCCCTTATTGAAGAAAAAAATCTCTCAATATGTAGGCACGTTTTGTTGGCTTTGCTGTTCTCTTGTTGGGCGTCTCCTCACTCGTTTCCCTCCATGGCTGGGGCCGGGGTTTCCCGGCCTTTTTAATTATCTCAGAAAGGGCCTTCTCCTACAGTATAAGGGGAGGCGGTGTAGATGTAATGGCGCAAAGAGGAAAAAAATTAGATGATCGGACAAGAGAGTACATCCGGGCCTATTACGCCCAGTGCGGCAACATGAGAGAAACTGCCCGAAAATTTGGGGTTTCGCCGAATACTGTAAAAAGGATTGTGGATGAACAAAACGACGAGGTGGCAAAACTAAGGACGCAAAAAAAAGAGCAGTGGATTGAAGAAGCATGGCGTACCATCCATCTGTACATGGAGCATGTCCAGGACCCAAAAGTGGTCAAAAGAACATCAGCCCGGGATTCGGCCATACTGATCGGTACGCTCCATGATAAGATGTTGAAGGCCCAAGAATTGGAGTTGAAGCGGCAAGAGTTGGAGTTGAAACGTCAGGAGATCGAGCAACCGCAAACCAGTAGGGTAATTATTGTGGATGACGTTCCTGAGGTTGATGATGATGGAAACCCAAGTGGTACGGATCACTGATTTAATCAACCCAAATTTTTATCCCGTTTGGCGGACGAAAAAACCCCATGTGGTTTTATCGGGTGGCCGTTCGTCTATGAAATCATCTGTTATCAGCCTGAAACTGGTAACGGATTTTCTAAATGATGATCAAGGGAATGTCATCTGTCTCCGAAAAGTAGGCAAATACCTTTCGAACAGTGTATACGAACAAATCAAATGGGCCATCTATATGCTGAATGCGCAGGATGAATTTTTGTTTCGGAAATCCCCGCTGAAAATCATTCACAAGGCTACCGATACAGCCTTTTACTTTTTCGGTGTGGATGATCCCCAGAAATTGAAGTCGGCCAAGATTGCCAAGGGTTATGTGATGGCCCTTTGGTTCGAAGAATTGGCTGAGTTTGCAGGGGTTGAAGATATTGACATAGTGGAAGATACCTTCATTCGGGCTGATATTGGGAATGGGAAGCAAGTCAAGGTTTATTATTCGTACAACCCGCCCAGGAACCCTTATTCCTGGGTGAACGAATGGAGGGCCAGCAAAGAGGGAGACCCGGATTATTTCCTCCACCACAGTACCTATCTAGAGGATAAAAAGGGTTTCCTGTCTGGCCAACTGCTCCGAAAAATTGAGAAGTATAAACAAACTGATCCGGACTATTGGCGCTGGATGTACTTGGGGGAAATCATCGGACTGGGGGATTTGGTTTATAACATCAACCTTTTCAAGTGGGTTGACGAAATCCCGGAGGATGACGAAGTGTTAATAATTGATATCTCGATTGATTCGGGGTATCAGACATCTGCCACCACTTTCTTGGCGTTTGGCCTGACCAAAAAGGGAAACGTTATTCTTTTGGATACTTACTATTATTCGCCAAAGAACCGAATCCATAAAAAGGCACCGTCAGATTTCAGCCGGGACCTATGGGAGTTTGCCCAGCGTGTCAGTCAAGAATATGATAGGCCCATTGATAGGTGGACAATTGACAGCGCTGAAGGAGCGCTTCGGAATCAATTTTTTAAAGACCGGGGGATAGCCTTGCACCCAGTAACCAAATTGAAAAAGATCAACATGATTGAAAACGTCCAGGACTTACTGGCCCAGGGACGTTTTTTTATGCTCCGGAAACCGGAGAATCAAATCTTTTACGAGGAACACAGGAAATACCAGTGGAACCCGGACACGCTACAGCGAGACAACCCGGAAGTGGTCAAAGAAGATGATCATACTTGCGATGCGTTCCAATATTATGTGCAGGATAATCGCCAGAAACTGGGCTTGAAGATGTGAGGCGGTGTGACGCCATGTTTCGAAAATTAGTAGATGCAGTGAGGCGGTGGATGTACAAAATGGGCCTCATTAAAGGGTTGAAGGAGATAACCGAATACAAGGATATTGCGGCGGATGAAGAGCATTACCAGCGGGTGGCCATGTGGCAGGACCTATACCGAGGTTATTACGAACCCTGGCATAGGATCGAATATTACACCGTACAGGGGAAGAAAGCCCGGAAACGACATTCGCTGAGGATGCCGAAAGTGGCCAGCGAAGAGATGGCGCGACTCGTCTTTAACGAGAAATGCCGGATTAACATTTCGGATGAAGCGTTGGCCACGGAAATTGAGCGGGTTTTCAAGCGGAACAGCTTCTATAAACGCTTCCAGGACTTTCTGGAGTACAATTACGCTATGGGCGGTATGGTGATGAAAGCTTACGCCCAGCCTTTGTCGGGGAATGGATATGAATTGAAAATCAGCTTTACAACCGCTGATTGCTTCCTCCCGATCAGTCATCAAGACGGGAAAATCCAAGAGGGGGCCTTCATCAGTCAAACCAGGCAAGGGAACAAATATTACACCCTGATTGAAAGTCACCGATGGACGACTAATCAAGATGGAGAAAGAATTTATCTTATCACCAATGAATTGTTTGAGTCTGATAAGCCGTCGGAATTGGGGGTAAAGGCCAGNCCGGCCAAAATGAANGAACTTTATCCCGGGCTGGAAGCGCAAATCAAAATCAAAAATTTGANTCGGCCCCTTTTTGTCTATGTCAAACCGAATATCGCCAACAACTTCGATCCCCAATCCCCATTGGGGATTTCTATTTTCGCCAACGCCCTGGNCACCTTGAAAGCGCTGGATATCGCTTTTGATTCTTTTATCCGGGAATTTAGTTTGGGCAAGAAACGAATCCTGGTTCCTGCTACTGCAATCCAAACCGTAGCGGACCCCCGAACAGGGGAAGTCAGGCGGTATTTTGACGCGGAAGATGAAGTCTACCAGGCATTCAATTTTGCTGATCCGGAAAACCAGAAAATCCAGGACATGAGTGTGGAACTCCGGGTGGACGAACATGTTTCGGCCATCCAGGCGCTTTTGGATATCCTGGCCATGCAAATTGGTTTTTCCCCCGGGACGTTTACGTTCGATGGCCAGGGGGTGAAGACGGCCACAGAGGTTGTTTCCGAAAACAGCAAAACTTACCGGACAAAAAACAGCCATGAACTTTTGATTGAAGAAGCCTTGAAAGAGTTCATCGAATGCCTGGTGCAAGTGGGGGAGCTATACGGGGTTTTTAATGCTCCCCAGGAATATGACATCACCATTGATTTTGATGATTCGATTGCTCAAGACCGTGACGCGAACGCTGATTATTACCTGAAGCTAAAAAATGCCGGATTAATCAGCGCAAGAACGGCCCTGATGCGGATTTTGGACTTGACGGAGGAACAAGCCGAAGAAGAATTAAGGAGAATTGCGGAAGAAAGTCCGCTTCCCAGCGTTGATAATCTGTTCAGTGGTGAAAGCTGATGAAGGAATTGCTGGAGCGGTTGAGCGAACCCTTGTTGAGGATTTATTCGGACATGCAAGCCGATTTATTGGTGGCCATCATCAAGCGGTTGGCCGCCGATAAAACCCTTCTTGAAGATGGGGCCTTCATGGAATGGCATTTCCGCAAGTTGAACCAATTAAACGGTTTGACCCGGGAAGCCGTCACAATCATTTCCCGAAGCACGGGGATTGCTGAAAAGGAATTGATTGCGGCCATTCGCAGGGCCGGGTTTGAATCCATCAAAGACAATGAGGATTTTCTGAAGTACGCTCACAAAAAAGGAATAGAGGTGACGCCCCCTTTACCGCCGGAGCGTGACCCCACCATCATCAACATCCTGGACTCTTACCAGCGCCAGGCCAAAAGCCGCCTTAACCTGGTAAATTCCACCCTGATCGAACAGGTGGGCCAAACATATCGGGACATTGTGAACCGGGTGACGGCGGACATGTTGGCCGGGCTGAAGTCTCCACAGCAGGCCATGAGAGACATGGCCAAACAGTTGGCTAGGAAAGGGTTGACGGCGCTAATTGACAGGAGGGGGCGACGGTGGACGTTGGAAGGATATGTTGGCATGATTGTTAGAACCATGTCCAACCGTATTGCCAACGAAATGCAGGAAACGCGCTTCAATGAATGGGGCGTCGATTTGGTTGAAGTGAGTTCCCATATGGGGGCGCGGCCACTTTGTGCGCCGTACCAGGGGCGGATTTATACCCGGACAGGACGGGGTGGCCGTTATCCTAATTTGTACACTGATACAAGCTACGGCGAGCCTGCCGGGCTTTTCGGGATCAATTGCCGGCATGTTCAATATCCGTATTTCCCTGGCCTTTCCCGCCGGACTTATAAGCCCTATCCGGCAGAGGAAAACGCCAGACAATATAAATTGGAACAAATTCAACGGAGATACGAACGGGAGGTGAGAGCCGCGAAACTGGAAAAACGCTTATTCGATCAGTTGGGAGATGAAGAAGGAGCCAAGCGGGCCGCCGAATTGGTCAAGGCCAGACAAGCACGGCTCCGCGAGTTTGTCAAAGAGAATGGCCTAACCCGGAGGTATGACCGGGAGCAAATATTTTGATCCTGTCCGTTTACCCGTAGTGGACGTTAAANAAAACGGGAGAAACCCATTTAATGGGAGGTATNATTCATGGCTGAAGAAAACAAGCAACCGATGGCGGACCAGGCCGCCGACCAAAACCCTGGAGCGCAAGCGGACCAGGCCGCTGAACAAAATCCTGGAGCGGAACCCGNTGGAAAGCAACAAGCGGGAGGAAAGCTATTCACCCAAGAAGATGTCAACCGAATTGCGGCGCGGGAAGCGAAAGAAGCCCAAGAAAAACTTTTGAAACAATTGGGCATT